GATCAAGAGGGGATCGGCAATGCCGGTGAAGGTGGAACCCCAGGCAATGATCTGGCGCTGCGGCATAGCCACGAACATGCCGTCATTGACAGGCGGTGCCTGGGGGATAACCGTGGCAATCGGCTGCCCTGACGTCGGGTCATATTGGAAGATTGGGCCGGATGCTGGGTCGATGGATTGGATAAGCGCCGCTGACGTTTGTGCGCCGGTTGCTGTGCCGGCGAAGGAGATCGTCCCAGGACCAGACGCAGTCACCACGTATGTGCCATTGTAGGCGCTAGGAGAGGCACCAGAGAGCGTTACCGTGTTGCCGACGGGTATGACGTAGGTGCCAGAGAATGTGGCCGTCACGACCGTCCCTGTGCCACTCAGCGTCAGGCTGTTGAAGTCCACATCAAACTCTGGCACCGGGCATGCGACAAGGATTTCGCCCCAGTTGTCCAGGGTCCAATCATTTGTGTAGACAGGCACACCCGTAGTCGGGACGATGCCGGCACCCGTTCCATATCCGCCAGAACCATATCCGCCAATGCCGTATCCAGTCCCGGCAGGGACAGTCCCAAAGCCAATGTAATATACAAAGTTGGCGTTACCGCCATTCATAAATGCAGAAGCGGATGACGTCGCAGTATTACTTGCCTGTATTGTAAATGTATTTGCTGTTGGGACGCTAAGTATTGAATAGTCGCTGTAAAATACAATGCCGCCAACGCTGACGGGGATATTTACTGCGAAACTACTTCCTACAGAATACCCGTGATTTGCTAAGGTGACGGTCGTAAGACCGGTCCCGGATACCGTGGTGAATTGCGGCGTGGCACCGCCCGAAGTCACAGTCGATGTGGCTGCCAGGGGGTTGCCGAATAAGTCAACGGCGTTGATGGTGTATGTCGTCCCGCTAACAACCGTCACGGGGTAAAACCCGAACAGGACTAAGCCGCCGACACTGATCTGTGTCGAAATAAACACCGAATCGTAGCTTGTCGTGGTTATGCCGGCGTCAACGATGGTGACGACATTGCTGCCGGTCACGGTGGAGAAGTTGACAGCGGGGTTCGTCGTGATCGTGCGCGGCGTGATATCGACCAAGTTGCCGTTGGTGATGACGGCAAGCTGGGCCTGATAGGAGGATGCTGTGGCCTCATTGCCGACAGCCAAATGCTGATTAGCGTTGGTGTCTTCCCATGCCCATAAGGCGCGGGTGATGGTCTGCATGGCGGTTGGAAAAAATTTGTTCCAGCCTCCTAACTTTTGCGCAAGACCTAAGCCCGCTCTGTCTGGGACAAAACGAATCAAATTACATGAAGAAATGGCCGCTTCATTTAGTGCGGGTGTTTTGTTGATATCTACGCCAGGAATAAGTTTAAGTGATGCATGAGGCATTTGTTTGTCTCCATGTATCCCAGCGACGTTTTGCTCCTTCTGACATTCTGGCACGAACTTCAGCGGATTTTTTCTTCCCTCGCACAGCGTTTGCGGCTGCTGCGTTAGACTCAGGGCGAGCCTTTAATGATAAGCTTATTTTCTCCTTACTTTCGTTCGTCCAAACGCGACTCTTGTTGGCGGCCGCAATTTTCGCACGCGTTAGTTCAGTGTGCTTTTTGCCAAAAAATGGATTTTTATCTCCACTTAACGATGCTGATATAGATTTTTTATGTTTATTGCTAAGTTGTTTACCTTTATGTGAATCACTTATCTTAGCTTTTGTTTCTTGGGATAAACTGGCTCCAAGCCTATATGTATTTCCTTTTTTTGATGCTCCAATCGCGGATTTTCTTTCTTTTGATAATTTCCATCCAGAGTTTTTCCCACCTCCAATAGCTTTATTAGCCAATGGGAATCCTAAATCATTCCATACGGATATAGTTTCTTTTTCAATGTCATATGCCATATCTTCCGTTAATCCAGAAAATAATATTTTTACTAAAACTTTTCCTCCATTTAATTTGACTTTATTTTGTATATTAATATGATGATTGTTACGCTTTTTCATATTATAAGCACGACCAGCCATGCCTTTCCCTACATAGAAACACGCGTTAATATCTGTTCTCCAATGCTCATATACATAAAATGTCGCCACGATTTACCCCCTGGTCGGCGTTGCGACAGGCGAAATAGAACTAGATGACCAAGCAGCAGCCTCGAATTTCTTGCGGTATTCTTCGCCCTGAGCGCCCTTCAGAAGGGTTTGGTATTGCGCCTCGTATGTCGGACCCATTTGCGGATCGTTCGAAGCTGGGCCAAAGTTGCGCTGGAACTGGCTGATATAAATCATAGACGCCTGGAGCAGCATATCCGGCAGATACGTGCTGATAAACGTCGTTCCGGTGTTCGCCAGGGCCGTCGTTGCGTTGACGGCAAGGGTCTGCATGCGGACCAAGCCAGTCAGCGTCACCGGATACGCTTGGTCTGGGTATGGGCCTACGATGTAAATCTGGGACGTGTTGCCATATGTGGCTGCGTCGCCGCCGTATGGCGCGAAGTATGCCGGCATCGCCGCCGACGTGCTGTCACCGTAGACGTTTTGCAGGAATTGCTTGGAAACGGGCAACAAGGGATAAGTTGCGCCACCGGAAACAACCGAAATAGTCTGCAAGGTGACGAAATCGTTGATGCTCAAGGTCAACAGATTATTAAAGGCAGTCAAAGCGTAGCTAGTATTGCTCGAAATGGCTGGGAATAGGTCTAAATCACGCTGAATGCGCAGTTCGGCATAGTTCAGCATCTGCGGGATAATGGCGTTAAATGCAGCATCGACACCAACAACAACACCGCTCGACGTCGTCGTGTTCACAATGGCCATCGTCGCCACCTGGGTGACGTAGCCGTTGTAGGTCAGAGGTGTTGTGGCCGGAGAAGTGGTCATGATGAGTTTGTTTACCATACCCCGAAAGGGGAATTAAGGAAAATTTGCTTCGGTCAGGATCGAGAGGTTGCGGGGCGTTGTCATGAGGATACCTTAGCTTTTAATGTTGAAATTTCAGCCGACAATTCTTGGATGGCGTTAGATGTGGCTTTGGTGAGGGACATGGGAGTTATTAGCTTACGTTAACCAAGGAAGTTGCGTCAGCGGTTGGGGTATTAGTTCCATTCCCTGTATAATATCCAACAGGGCCAACAATCGTTGAAAGTTGAAGCGAGTGATAACTATAACCAGTATTATAGATAGAAATCGCAGAATTGCAGTTAATAACAGAGTTAACTTTGGTCAGATAACCATCGCCAGTTGAGTGATCGCTGCTGGCTTGGTATGCGTTAATTACGCCTCCCGTAAAAGCGGAATAGTTTGCATGGGACGCAGTAGTTCCATTGTATGATCCAGTTGACTGACTTGCTTCAATCCTACCTCCGTTTGCCGCCCAATATCCGTATTGGTTATTATGACTAGAATTAACATTAAATGCCCACAAAGAGCCTCCTGTTAATGCACCAACTCCAGCAACATAATTGTAGACAGCAAACCCGTTGTTACAAATAAGCGAACCCATTTCTGCTAGAAATCCATAACCAAGATTTTGAGAACTATCGCCGCAATAAGAACAATGTGCGTACCTTGCTTCAACAACTCCACCATTAAATGCATGAATCCCACAATCCCCAGCGTAAGCAATGTATGGGCCAGTAGATCCGTTGTTCTGGCAATAGATATGCCCGTCAAGTTCTGAACGCATACCGTAGTAGAACTTGTTAATATAGACATTTACGCCAACGGTAACAGTTCCTCCCATGTAAGCCCAAATACCGAATCCATAAGGACTAATTCCAGCGTTCCAAGTATAATTACTTTGCCATCCGTCGAGAGCATTTATTGTTACCCCGTCAATAAAGCCAAGGGCATAATTGTTTTTAATCCAAAAGGCTGGGGTGTTATTGGCTTGGTAAAACTGAAGAACTACGTTTGCAGGAGTAGTCGTATTGCCAATAATCTGAATCTGATTTCCCTGTGGGTGGGAAGGGGTAATGGAAATAGGGGAACCAGACGTGCCGTAAGTATAAGTTCCGTCAGCAATCTTGATCGTTACGGTAACACCGTTATCGATGTACCTTTTGTTCAGATAGGCTAAAGCAACATTGATGTCTGCAAACTGTGAAGGAACATTCAGCGTGACGCTTGAATAAACGTCCCCGATTGGAAGAAGCCCTCCGCCGTAACTAAACTTTCCTTCTCCGTAAAGATTTGTGTAACCAAGAGCAGTTGAAGTGACGACATATGTTCCAGCAGGAGCAAATACTAGCTGCCCTGTTGCGTTAGCAGCAGTAAAAGCAGCCGTATCATCAGTTACACCATCCCCAACAGCACCAAAATCCTTAACATTCGCCACATCGGCAACCCTCGCCCCCAACGTCCGGGCGGTCGTAGACCCTGTAGCAACAACCGACGCGCCCGTGGCGTTGTTGTTGTAATACAGTAAATCAACAGTCCCATTATCCGACAAAAATGGAAGGGAATTTGAACCGCTCATTTATCGGCCTTGTTATCCAGTTTGTCGAAAATCTTTTCGAACATATTGCGGATTTCCCGCATTGTATCATTGAAGTCTGTTTTTGCCACGTAACTTGTTGGCAATGATACTTCGATTTTTCTAATATCTGCTTGTAGGTCTTTGACGGATTGATAGAGTTGACGTGCAAACCATCCAATGACAGCCAAGATGGCTCCCCCGACTAGGTTAATGGTGGTTTGCACGTCCATTTTGGCCTCTTAGGCGGCAGGGGTTTCGGATGCCGGTGTAGCAGGTGCATCGGCGGTGACGGTCGCTTGCGGCGCTTCCGGCGTCACGCCCATCTGCGCTTCCGCCATGCTCTTGATCTTGACGATCAGATTGGCGACTTCCTTGAACGGGCGTTCGGCAAGCGCCATCAGGATGGAGTTCAGTTCTTCGACGGTGTGTTCAATAGTAATGAGGGCGGACATATTATTCTCCGGTTAAGTGTTTTGTGCCGGTGCGGCAGGGACTGTATCGCCAATATTAAGCCCGTTGGCAATGATTACTGTGCATCCAGCAGGCGGCGTCCAAGACGATTGACCATCCCAAAGAATCAAGTTTACGACCACGCCATCAGCATTAACAACTGCATACGTCTCAGCCATTTACCACTCCATAATATAGATAACGCCAGCGCCGCCAGTGCCGCCGGTTCCTGCGGTAGCCCCGGTTTGCGTAGCACCACCGCCACCACCACCGCCACCAGGGAAGCCGCCAGCACCGCCGTTACCGCCGGAAGAAGCAAGGCTGGAAGCACCACCGCCACCGCCAGAAGCGCCACCCGATCCCATCAAAGCCGTTTGACTTGGACCAGCACTACCAGCACCACCTGACGAGCCGCCCGCACCGCCGACAATAGATTGGCTAAAGTTTGATCCGCCGCCAGACGAACCATTCCCGGCAGCACTGGTAGTCACACCGCTGCCTGCCCCACCGCCTGCTGCCCCATAAGCAGCAACACTAGGCGTCGTTCCGGCCACAGGGCCTGCGCTTGATGCTGGGTTTCCACCACCGCCGCCACCAGCATACAAATTAGGAACCGCCGTCATTGTAGTATTGAATCCGCCGGCTTGCCCGCTGAAAGCACTTCCAGCGATTGAGGGCGTTCCACCAGCGGTTGCCGTAGGAGCATTTACGCCGCCGATATAAGAGCCTGTGCCGCCACCAGCGCCACCGCCGGCACCAGTCGTGTTAGCCGTGGGAGAGAACCCGTTACCACCGCCACCGGCAGTAACAATCGCATTACCGCCAGCGGTTGTGCAATAAAAAATCGAAATTCCACCAGCAACACCAGCAGTTCCGCCCGCGCCAACGGTGACAGTGAACGGACCCGTCCATTGTGAAATCAAAATTACGTTATCTTGATAGCCACCACCGCCACCACCACCGCCGCCAGCACCAGCAGTAGAGGCGGCAGACTTACGACCGTTCCCACCGCCGCCACCGCCGCCAATCGCGTAAATACGTGCGTAGGTCGAATTAGCGTTCGGCGTCCAAGTCCCGCTTGACGTAAACGTCGTGAAAATCGCAGTGCTAGGCGCACCAGCCCAGGTGCCGTCACCGCGCAAGAATGTCGTGCTGGATGGCGTCCCCGTCACCGGGTTAGCCGCCATATTAGTCACGGTGTTGATGATCGTGCCGCTAACCGGCATGGTCACGTTCGTTGTGCCGGTAACGGTTACAGTGCGCGGGAATGCGCCGGCATAGGTAACAGGACCGGCAAGCGTCAAGGTGCTGCTACTGGCGTTAGCCACACCCGTGCCGCCGTAGGCAGCGCCAAGCGTGCCGGCGAGGGTAATCGTCCCAGCACCCGTAACCGGTCCACCAGTGGTCGTCAAGCCGGTCGTGCCACCGCTGACAGCCACGCTGGTCACGGTTCCGGTCGCACCGTTCGCAACATTTAAGGTGCCGGTAGTGATGGACAAACCAGTTCCGAGTGCAATGGTCCCAGTCGTGCCGCCAAGCGATGCAACGGTGTTTGCGGTGGTCGCCAGGGTGCCGCTGGTGGGCAGCGTGAGGCTAGTAGCGCCACTTACGGTAAGTGTCGTTGCAAAAGCGCCGACGTGTGTAACCGACCCGCCAAGCGTCAACGTGTTGGACCCGTTGTTAACGCCCGTTCCGCCATATGTTGGCGCGATCAAAGAACCTTGCCAACTCCCAGTGCCGATAGTGCCAACGCTTGTGAGCGATGAAACTGTTACGCCAGACGCCAGAGTGCTTCCAGTAAGGGTGCTGGCTGGTGCCGCTGACAAAAACGCCAACGAACCAAGAGTGCCACCAGCGCCAACATTAAATGTCGATCCATCAGTGCCAGCAAAAGTTAAGCTGTTACTGGCCGCGAGCGTTTTTAAATTCGTGATTGAAAGAACGCCCGTCGTGCTACTGATCGTCAGGCCATTGACGCTGGTTGCCGTAGCAGCACCAAGCGTTGGCGTAACCAGCACCGGGCTGGTCGCCAGGACAATAGAACCAGAACCGGTTGTGGCGTTCCCCAGCGCCGTCAGGGTGCCAGTGGTCGGCATAGTTACCGATGTCGTCCCGGTCGTGGTCACGGTCAGCGGGAATGCGCCTACGGTCGTGACGTTGCCGGCGATGGTGATCGTGTTTGTGCCATTGTTTACGCCAGTGCCACCAGAAGCACCGCCAAGCGTTCCGGCGAGGGTGACCGCACCAGTCGTGGCGGTGGACGGCGTTAGGCCCGTCAGTGACGTCTGGAAGGTCGCCACGCCTGACGTGCCGCTTGCACTGATCGTCCCCGCACTCAGCGACAAACCAGAACCAACGACAAGGCCGGAAACAGTTGACCCGGTAGACGCATAGTAAGCAAGCTGACCGGCAGTCCCGGCGCTTACCGTCCCAGAGCCGCCGCCACCTGAAGCGTTCAGCGTCCCGGACGTGATCGAAAGATTGGTGCCAAGGGCAAGACTGCCCAAGGTCGTGGTGCCAGAGGCGTAAACCAGATTCCCGGCAGTGAACGCCGACAGGCCAGTGCCACCCGATGCCACGGCAAGCGTTCCGCCAAGCGTCAGCGTCCCCGCACCCGTGATCGGCCCGCCAGTAAGCGATAGACCGGTCGTCCCGCCACTACCATTGACGCTAGTTACGGTGCCACCACCTGCTGCCGCAATGGTGATCGTCCCGGCGGTGTTGGTGATGGATATGTTGCTGCCAGCAGTCAGAGCATTGAGCGTATAACCAGAACCATTCCCGATCAGAAGTTGCCCGTTAGTAGGCGCAGCCGACAACCCAGTCCCGCCCGCTCCCACAGCAAGCGTGCCGCCGAGGGTGATGGTTCCGGCAGTGGTGATCGGACCACCCGTGGCAGTTAAGCCAGTCGTCCCGCTGCTGACGTTGACGCTAGTTACGGTGCCACCACCTGCTGCCGCAATGGTGATCGTCCCGGCAGAGTTAGTGATGGATATGTTGCTGCCGGCAGTCAAAGTGTTGAGTGCATAACCGGAGCCATTGCCAATCAGAAGCTGACCGTTGGAGGGTGCAGCCGTAAGGCCCGTGCCGCCATATCCAGGGTTGACAGTGGCTGCATTCCACGTCCCGGCAGTCAGTGTGCCGACGCCAGTAATGCCCGTGTATGAGCCTGTGAGACGCCCTGAAGGCAATGTTCCTGTCGTGATGTTGGTGGCGTTGGTCGCGTCAATGGTGGCCGATGCCACCAAGCCAGATACGGCAGACGAAGCAATGGCAATGGCGGTGTTGGAAGCCGCCGTGAGTTGGCCCTGCGCGTTGACAGTGAACGTCGGGACAGATGACGCCGAACCATACGAAGAAGCCGTGACGGTGGTGTTTGCCAGGGCAATCGTGCCGGCAGCCGTGATCGTCCCGCCAGACAGGCCGGTGCCTGCTGTGATGCTGGTAACGGTGCCAGAAGCGGTCGTCTGCGCCTTCACAAAGGCCGTGGTGGCAATCTGCGTCGAGTTATCGGACGTGGCCGGCGTCGGCGCTCTTGGCGTGCCAGTGAACGTAGGAGACGCCAGAGGCGCAGCGCCAAGCATCGTCATCACGCTCGCAACAGACAGGTCAGTCGGCGCTGCTGTCGAACCGGTGTTGTTGCCCTTCAGCGTCAGCGTCGGCATGGTGCCGAGGTAGTTGTTGGTGACGCCATTGCTGCTCAGGCCAATGCTGCCCGTGCTTATGATCGGGTTGCTGCCACTGGCATAGAGCGGGCTATTGATGGTGAGCGAAGTGATGGCGCTGACGTTGACCGTGGCGAGATTGGCAATGGCCTGCGTCGTCGTGCGGACAGACGTATTCGATTGGACAACCTCAACCTGCTCACTGCCGGTCAGTGCAATGGCTGACGGGAGGTTTGGAATGGTGATGTTAGCCATTTTACGGTCCCGTTTGAGGTATCTGGGCGTAGTTATACGGCAATCCGACCAAGGCGGTAATAATATTCGTCGTGTTAGTCAGAAGCGACCCAGATGGAATAGCAGAATAGGTCGAGTAAGTGAAGGCTGTAGCTGAAGTTACGGTTACTGAATAGAATCCATCGGCATTATTGATCGAAAGACCTTCGATGGATACTTGGCTATTGTTCGACAGGCCATGTGCTGAACTGCATGTGACGGAAACCGTGGTCGTGCCATTCGAAATAACCGAAAGGGCAGGTATCTTGGCCCCATATGTCACCGTGCCGACAAGGGGCATCACCGCGCCCTGCTCAAGGCCATTCGGGTTGCCGATCACCTGCGTTGTCGTGTTGTTGCCGTCCTGGGTGACGATGTTTACCGCAGGCGGGATGGGTATGCCGGTGATAGGATCATACACAGTCGGCGCGGATGCCGTCCTGTAGTCGGTTTCATCCACCGAATAAGGTTCAACACGCGCATTGATGATGGGCGTAGGGTCTGCCGGCACAACAATGGCGCGTAATTGCTCTTGCGGAGTGTCATAGCAGCGGTTGCAAACCAGAAAACGCAGGTTTTGCAGCGTGGAACCGCGCCAATCAAACTGCCACTTGAGGTTTACGTGGTTGTATATAAAACCACATCGGTCGCATGCAGCCGCCGCTCTGGGGTTGCGCTTCGATATTCTGGCTCGACCGAGTTTTGAGGCCCACGCCATTTATACCCCAGCATACTTAAATTGAAGACCGCCTACGGTTTTGCGCCCATTCTTTCCTAAGCACAATTCAATAATTGCCGATTTACTTATTTTGAATTGCCTAGCAGCTTCGCTTGCTGAGGCGAACACCTCATTGTTGTCTAAGCAAATGACGGGTTTAGATATTTTTTGCGGGCCAGAAGATTTTCTACCCTTGCTGTCTAATCCAGATGCTGCTGATCCAAATGATTTAGGAATGTCAACTTTTTTACGTCGCAATATAAAAGTATTTTTGATGCCCGACATAGCGTCGTGCCGAATTTTTTCTTCCATAAGTGAATTTGAAAAAACAAAAAAGTATTTTTTTGCGCTAACTTTTTTTCCTTTGCATACTGCTGATATCTCGGAAATGTTTATTTTATAATATGTAGCAGCATCAGTTAGAGAATTAAATAAAATATTATCGTTTAAGCATAAAACTTTTTTTCTGTTTGGTGCAATGCATCCAGACGTTCCTTCGCCGCCATTGGTCATGTTGGCTAGATTTGCTCCGTCATTTTTCCAAAAATTTATGCGGGATACTTCTAAAATAAACGCATCATCTTCGCTTAAACCACTCGCAACAATTTTTATTTCTACGGCAAATCCATTGCGCAAAACACTTTTTACGATAGATTTGTGTTTTGGGTTTCTATTGCTTAAATTATATGCGCGTTTATTTTTCCCCTTACCTACGTAAAAACATTGGTTGGTGTCCGTTCTCCAGTGCTCATAAACATAAAAAATATTCATCTGTAATAGCCTTGGATTTGCGGACTGATGTATGTCGCTGCGTTTTCCACGTTCTGTTCGGCAGCGATATTATACGCTTCGTCAGCAATCGGCTTCAGCATCGGGACTTTGTCGGGCGACCAGATCAAGGCAAGACGGAATGCCAAGGCATAGGCAAACGCTTCCATCCACAAGTAAGGCACATCAACCGTCTGACCAGACGTAAAGTTAGCGTCTTGGATCTGTCGCAGCCGGTAATAGCTGAACGACACCTCATTGCCGTCTGGGACAGGCCACAGCGTCACGGTGGGTGCCAGGAGGCGGTCGAACCAAAAAGTTGTAGGCCAACCTTGCTGGGTCTTATTCGGATAGCTGGCGTATTCAGTGCGGCTTACCGGCATGATGATGCGGTCAATAGCCGTGGTTCCTGATCCGGTTGTTACATAACCATCAAGGATCATCACCGTGCTTGGGTCAACGCTGTATGTTGATACACCCTGAATCAGTGGCGTTGTAACAAGGTCAACCTGCCACAAGTTTACGCCACGGTTGGAGAACGACGCGGCAACCATGTTGGCAGCCATACGCGCCGATTCCATGTGCTCTTGCAACAGCGACGTGTTGCGAAGGCCGCACAGATTGAAGGCGTAGAGCGTGATTTCGCCCAGCGACGGATTGAAATTATATG